AATGGTTTAAAGTTTTCTCCAACTTCAAATAAATGTTTAATTTTTTCTTGTGACATATATTTTAAGTTTGATTTTAACCACACAGCATCTGATACAGATATATTATTTGTTTCTAATATTGTTTTAACTCTTTCAGAAAATCTATATGGTAAATTAATACCTCTAGCTGATTGTGCTCTTTGAGCATCTAGTTCAACTAAACTAGAGTATCCATTTATTCCAAATGTTTTAATTAAGTCTTCTTCTGTTGCTTCTGGGTTTATAACAACACTACCGTTTGGTGTTGGAATAAGAACAGCTTTACCAGAACTTGTTTTATTTTCAAAGTTTATATTTTCAGTACCAACAGTTTCTATTACTGGATTAACTGGGGCTAAACCATTTCTATATGGGTATTGTTGTGTTGATATGGTTTCATTATCTGTATTAGATGTATATTTACCAGTAGACCAATTTTCAAATAAACTATCTTTTTTAAATCTTTCGTTAAATGATTTTAATAAATCTGATTGAACTTTTTCAGCATCTCTAGAAATATCGTATAAACCAGATCTTGCTGTTTCTACAACATTAAACCAAGCAGTACCAAACCCATCAAAGTTAAATCCTTTTTTAATTAAATTACCTTGAGCATCATACTCATCATCAGCAAAAACATCTACTAAATTTCCATCAGAATCTTTAAAACCAATTATTTCATTTACTTGTTTTTTAAATGATTCTTGAAAATAACTAGAAGTAAGAAATGGCCTGTTAAAATCAACTTTATTTTCGTCTTGTTCTACATAATTCATTGAATTTGGTTTAACTGAAGCAGCAAACTCATTTCTCATTTGATTTTGATAATCATATTGAACATCTTTAATACTAGCTGTTTTTTTACTAATAGAATATTTTAAAACATCTTCATATACACTATTGGCTGTAGCAAAAGCTTGTGAACCAAGTTTATACCAATCAATTCCATAATCAATATTACCAACCCATTCTCTTGGGCTTGGCATAGATACTTCACCTTCTTTAACAACTTGTTCTGGTGCTATTTGTTCTTGTACTTGTGGTGCTTGTATTAAAGAAGGATCTTGTTGAATCATTAGTTGATTAGGTGTTGGGGCCATTATTTGGTTCTCCTAGTAAATCTTTATACTGTGAAAGTGCCATGTAAATTGTTTTAACAATATCTTCGTCATTTTTAACTCTACCAGATTCAATCTCACCAATCATTCCTTTTTTGATTAATGAAATATATTCTGGATTTGAAAACATTGAAAAAGCTTCAGACCATCTATCTGGTGTTAGTGCTCCAGTTTCAAGCATAGATGCAGCAACACCTTCAGATGCTTTGTTATCTAAATTAATTTTAGATCTTTGATTATTAACATTTCCTTTAACATATTGTTTAATAAATTCTGGAGCAAGATCATCAATTAATAGTTGTTCGTCTGTAGATGGAGTACCAAAAGCATCAGATGGAAATATTTGAGATCTGTCTTGTAAATCTGAAGCTGGAATAAAAATTCCTTTTTTATCAGCAACTCCAAAACGACCATTTATAGTATTAGAAACATCTAGTAAATTCATTTTTTCTAGTTTTAAAAGATCATTAATATGAGCTTCTTCAGAAACATCTGGGTCTAATTCTCTATCTGATATATTTGTTAATCTTTTAGCTAAATTATCTTTGTATATTTGTTTTGCTTTATTTAAGTTTGCATCAGATGTTCTTGTTGAAAAACTTTGTAAATCATCTTTAAATTCATTAACTAACCACATAGGCCATCTAGAAACTTTATCTCTAAGAAAATGTTCTTTTTCTTGTGGTGTTTCAAACATTTCCATTTCCATAGATGCTTTGTTTATAAGATCTTCTTTTGCTAGTTGTTTATTATCTGGATGTAATGATAAATACTTATTCCAGTAATATTCTTTAAAATCTTCGTTTGGGAATGAAAAATCTTTTGTTGCTTGTACCCAAGTTTCAAAAAGTTTTTTCTTATTTTTTGGGTACATATCATTTAATTCTTGTTCTATTTTCTTTAGTTTTTCTTTTAATTTTTGTGATCTTATTTCAGAAACATCAGTTATATTTGTTTTTGATGTAAAAACAGAACCCTCTGCTATTTGCTGTAATTTAGATAGTTTATCGTAATTCATTTTATTACCTTAAGATCTTAAAGGACTATCTGCGCCAAACATTAAAGCACCACTAAGACCAGCACTAATACCACCAAGAGCAGCCCCACCAATAACATTAACCATTGAGCCACCAGATACTGTACTTGTATCTCCGGGTATAAATACTGCGTGTTCTTCGTAATTAAAATCTCTTTGAGCTAGTTTATTTTGATAAATAGTATTAATATCTCTCATTTTATTCATATTACTAATTCGAAGATTTGCCATGTTTACTGTAGCATTTTGTAGGTTTTGTCTTAATAAAGCTCTAGCTGTTCCTGAAGACATATCAATATTTCTACCAGATACACTAGATAAAAGAGCTGAGTTTACTTGGTTTGTTTGTTTACTAAATTGACCCTTAGAGTTATCGTACCCAAGTTTTTGATAAACTTCAGAAATACCTCTTTCATTTAGTGCAGCTTGTTCTAGTTTTTTATTATTTATTGCTCTTGCTAGATTTCTTTTATCAATATTTCTATTAGTTGTTTCTACTTGCCATTGTCTTTGAAAGTTTGCATTTCTTGCAGCAAGTTCAGCCTGCATTTGCTGTGCCTGTGCTTGACTATTAGCAGACAAGCCACCCATAATTCCTTGGGCTAATGAAAGACCGCCCATAACTCCACCGATTGCCAACATAGACATTGGTTCCATTATTTAAATCTCCTTTTTAGAAGACTGGGGTATTGTTTTTTATTATATTGATCACTACCGTTTAATAAAATAGCTCCGCTTACTCGTTCTCCAAGTAAGCCTAAAGCTCGTTTATTAGACATCCAATCTTTAATTTGTTGCTTATATTCATCTTGTTTATTCTTTTCAATTTGAGAATCAGCGTCAATAGATAATGAGTCTTGCCAATAAGCAACTGCACTAGCAAGAATATCTACTCTATCATCATGTTTAAGACTACCTCTTTTTTCAGTAATCCTAGATATTTGTTTTTGATTCTCTGGATCTTTAATAGCTTTTGTATTAAAAATTAATTTATGAACAGCCATTATTGGTTCTAAGGTTCTAATAATTCTAGTTTCTTTAGCACCAGATACCTTAAAGTCTTCAATAGATACTTGTCCACAAATATCTGATACGACCGGTCTTAATAGATTACAATACATAGCATCACCAAAGTTAGCTTCAACACGAATTAAATTAATATCATATTGATAAGCTAACTTAGCAATTTTCTTTAGTAACGCTTCTTCGTATCCTCCTTGCAAACCAAGCAATTCATGTACGATGACATAGCCATTAACAAATGATGCAATGCAAATAGCTGTTTCGTCTGATCCGCGACCACTAGGGTCAACAAACATGGCAGTCTGCATATACGGTATAAAATTAGGGCTAATCCATTGTGGTTCATATAAAAGATCTCCGCTGATACCATAAGATTCTATTTTCTTAACAGTACGCTTTTCCCAAATAATCTTTTCAGGGAATAATTCAGGATTAACATCTATAACAATTAAATCTTCTAACTTAAGGGGATACTTAGCTCTATCGCTAAGGGTAGGATCTAATTTGTAGTGTAATGAGAATAATCTAGGACCAATCTTAGCTTCTCTAGACTTAAGGATATCTAAAGGGAATCTCTCTGGTTGTGTTGATTCTCCTACTTCTAGGTCCAACTTTAGGATGTATTCAGAACAATTATCTATTTCACCGGGAATCTCTGGATTAGGCATAACCGCCGGAAATTTAATAATTGGATATGAATTAGCTAGTTTCATATAAATACTATCAGTTGATTGGAAAGTACCAAGAATACGAATACAACCATCTGGAGTATTATTTCTAATTTGTTCTAACTCTGCTAATTTATTTATAAGTTTATCTCTGGCCGAAGGAGTATCTGCATTTTCTTCAATCTCAACATCGTCTGCAATAATATCATCGGCGTGGCTACCAGTTATCTGACCTGTAATACCTTTAGCATAACAAGATAAATCCTGACCATATACTTTACGACAACCAACATTAAAACCGAATGCATTATCTTTATCAGATTCTTTTGGCTTTAGGTGTTCACAATAAGGAACAACATCTAAAATCTTTCTTACTTGTGAGATGAACTTAATAGCACGATCTTGGGTTGCGGATATAACCATAATAGTTCTATCTGGATTTGTTAGTAATCGCCAGCTAGCATAGCAAGCGTTGATTACAGATTTACCAGCACCACGACCAGCCTGTAACTGGAAGTCCTTTGGTCCTATTTGCATGGTTTCTGCCATAGCGTATTGAATTGGGGTTGGTTCTCCTAATCCAAGATACTTAAAACAAGCCCATAGGTGGTTTCTAAAATCATCAATCATTTCTTGTGGTGCGTGCATACAACCTCCAAAAAGAGGAACTTTAATTTCTACTTATTATCAGACTAATAGGATCTACTAGGTGTTCCCTAGTAGACCCCCAAAGGTAGCGAAGTCCGCATTATCCAGCGGACGCTTTGAACTTAAATGGAGCCTTGGATGCCATCTTAGCTTCTAACTCATCCAAGGTATCTTTAGAGATACCATCCAGTACTTCTCTATTGTCGTTTATAAGCCCTCTAATGACCGTATAAAGCCCCGGAGTGCATCGGGTGGGGTCATCTAGGTCTAAGAGCAACTGGCTCAGTAAACGGTCATTAAGGCGTTTAATGAGATCCTTGTTATCGGACATATTCAGCCCTTGATCCAACTCTTGATCTTTTCAAGACTTACGATATGACCACCAACATAACCAGCTACGAATAGAAAACAACCAAACCAAATATTACCTAAAAATGATGCCATATTTATTCTCCTTCAATAAAAGATTTATTTACATAAGACCACCCAATACATACAGGTGAATCATCAGAAAGTTCTACTAATTCAATATTTCCACCAAAATTAATAAAACCAACAATAACATTTATTACTTTATCTGTTTCTTTATTTATTACTGCGTATTTCATAATAATGTGATTATTTTACAATAACCATTTCCTCCTCTACCACCAGAACCACCAGTTGCTCCTCCACCGCCAGTATTTAAACAGGCTCCACCGCCACCTCCCCCACCTCCTCTATAACCCATACCACCAGCACCAGCAGTTAAAGGACTGGCAGAAGAACCTGATCTAGCTCCTCCACCACCTCCACCATATCCAGCACCTTCTTGAAAGTTAAATAGAAGATTATCATTAGTGTAACTACCAGAACCATAGTATTGAGTAGTAACGATATCCCAAGGTGCTGAACCACCATCAATATAGGTTGTACTTGTATCTGGGAATGTTCCAGCCGTACCAGCTGTTCCGTTAGCATTGCCAGCTCTTCCACCACCGCCACCACCTGATGTATCTGGATTTGATCCTAAAGCACCCTGAGCACCGTTATAGGCCGTTCCTGTAGTAATAGCAACAGAACCACCAGCTCCACCTCCGGGTCCAGTAAGACCGGGTATAGCTGCGTTGGCGGCATTTGCTGTTAGTAACGCTGAACCACCAGCACCAGAAGCAAGACCATTAAAGCCTCTGGTTGCTCCTCCTGCTGCTGCTCCAGTTGTACCTCCACCCCCACCTAAACCAGCTCTAGCATAAAATCCATATACTGTTGGGTTATTAAATACAGCAGAGAATCCGGGCGGTCTGCCAAATACACTTTCACCACCAGCAGAACCAGCAGTACCGTTTGCGGTAGATCCACCAGCATTGCCAGACCCGCCAGCACCTATTATTACTTCGCAAAGATCTGGTAAAAAGGAAGCGGGATAAAACATCCATCCACCACTACCTCCACTACCTCCTCCTCCTCCAGAACCAGCAGAAGCAGTACTTGCTCTACCCATTCCTCCACCACCACCCCCACCAGCACCAACAAGATATACCCAAACTAGTTTAGCACCTTTTGGTTTTCTCCAAAATCCACTAGAGTCAAATTCTTGAATATTAATACCTTCATTTGGGCTTTGAGAAGGAAAACCAAAAAACCCTAAGTTCATAGTGTACCACTTTCTACAATAATATTAAAAGTTTCTGAAACATTTGTAGATGCATATAAGTTTGTTGCGTTGCTGCTAACTGTACCGGGGAGTACTAGACCAACTAGTTCAGGTACT